TCTACCTTGTTTGTATGTCTTGTTCTCTTTCAGGAACTTTTCTAAATCTTCCGCATTAAGTTTAATATTTTTAATGCCGTTTGTGGCCCAACGCAAACTTGAGGTTGCTGATGCTAGCCGCTTTTTGTGATCCACGCCTCTATAGTATGGATCATATTTTACTGGAATAGATAACTTCTTGTTAACTTCTTCAATCAATTGCCTTAGGCCATTATCAATTCGGTTCTTTAGAATCATTTGACTAACACCCAATTGCTCTTTAAGAATAGTTTCAATCTCTTTTCTTAGCAAATAGTCACCTTGCTTGTTATTATCAATACAAAACTGACAGACTACATCTACAATCATCTCTTTGGTAATATCAGGCTTTGCGTTGCCATTGTTCATACCTACTGCATTGTAGGATTTTAACTTGCGATGTCCTATCATCTTTTCTTCTGTGTATTTTTCAAGAGTATTACCACCGTCTCCGCCTCGGGTCATATTATATCCGTTTTTGAAAGTATCTAACTTTTCAACAAATTTTTCTTCTAACTTCTTGGCTTCATCTTTGTTGTATGTTTCTGCTAATACTTCTGAAACGATATTTACAAATCCATACTTATTGATAGCACGATGGAAATGTCTGTCACTTCCTTCTAATGCTTCTCCAATATGATCCTGCAATCGTTGTTCCATCGTTTTACCTGTATATCCTATGTATTTCTTACCATTCAATGAGTGACAATAAACAATGTATTTCTTCATAAAAGTATTTCCTATACTCTTATTTATACTTGAAATACTATTACCTACTATTTTATCTTTCTGATGCTAATAATATCGTTGGATTTAGTTCTCATAAACTCATCAACATCGGATTTCTTGACACGAATCAACTTGCGTTCCGGATTCATTCTCTTGAAACTCTTGGTGGGCAAAAGGATCTCGCAACATAAATTACTCTGGTAAATGGTATGATATTCAGGATCAAATGGTCCTTGATTTTGCACGTTGTCAATAAACACCAAATAAATTCGTCCAGTGTCTGTACGCTCTTTAAGAATTCCGCCTTTGAATACATCTTCAGCAGCCATTACTTTCTTTCGAAGTCCAACTTGCTTTTCGTATTTAACATACAGTTCTTCAAAAAGTTTTGTGTCTTTATAAAAGGCTTCATATAAATCAGGAACTTCGTTGGGGTCAAAGAATGTTATGTTTTCTTTGTTTTTAAATCGTCTCCAGAAGAAAGCAGAAAGTACCACTCCATAGTCCATGAACCTGACTCGGGTTTCTTCTGTTCCCTGGTTGTTCTTAAGCACAATAAGGTCATCAAACTGATGATGCCAAATTGGATAAAATACTGTAGCACTAGCATTACGAATACCTCCTTGACTGCAACTGCGTAAGTCGCCAAACCATTTCTTAAGGAAAGGAATCATGCCTGTGTGCATGATCTCACCTCCACGGATGGGACTACCCAATGGACGTAGTCGTCCAATTTCTAAACCTATGCCAGCTCTCTTGCTGGCATACTTTGCCATCATCTCACCGGAGGCAAATATTGAATCGAGATCATCGTCGGATCTAATAAGCACACAACTGCTAAACTGCTTAGTAGGAGTACCAAGCCCAGCAAGCACAGGTGTTGCAAGAGTGAATAGTCCATCACTTGCAGCTTGATAATATTCTTTAATATAACGGATTCTAGTTGTGTTCGGTTCTTCTTTATGGAAGACAGTAGCGGCCGCGACCATGTATCTAACTTGAGGTGTTTCATATATTTCCTTTGTTGCACGATTTTTTACAAGATATTTTTCAATCATCTGCTCTATGGCAGCATACGAATACAATTCATCTTTGTCATGATCGATTAACTCGTTTAATCGGTCCCAATCATCTTTGGTGTACCATTCAAGTAACTCCGGAGTGTATAATCCTATTTCTACATTACGTTTTACGATACTATAAAGATCAAGCGGATCATATGTACCATATACATCTTTACGCAACATGCTCAGGCGTTGCTTACCTGCTACAAATTGATAATTAGTATGTCCTACATCTGGATTAGTTTCTACGTCTATTAAATCTACAATAGCCCTAAGAGTTATGCCATCAATCTCTTCTGTTTTAATGCCATCATAAAAATGTAATTGTGCTTTAATCTCTATCATGCTTTGGCTAACATCTGCTATACCTTGGCAGATTTTAGCAACTTGGGCTTGCCATTTTTCTATCATCAATGGTTCTCTTTGCCCGTTGCGCTTAACTACGGTTATCTGTGTCATTTACTTCTCGTTCTTTTAATTATACTGTTGTCTTACAAAGTGCTGATGCACTTGTTTTACTATTTCATCTTCTTGGTTGGTATTTACGACAGTATCTCGGTCCCAATTCAATATATATTTTTCTTTTGCAACAAGGACTAAATTGTGTCCATTTTTGGTTAAAACCAGCGTTGCATCAGTGATATCCTTACGATCTAGTAAAGTTATAGTATACAGGATTCCAAGCCCGCGAGCAAGATCACAATAGATATTATCACTCAAAAGCTCCCATGGATCTGGCCAATCTTGTTGATCGTCCCAATGCAAATGATAGGCACGCCATGGGGCATTAAACCACCATTGATTAACGGTAGTTAATGCTGATTCTATGGGTATATTTTGACATTGGGACCGCAGAAGATTCCAAGAGTCTAGCCTTTCGGCAAAAGTTGTGGGCCACATCAAGAGAAATAATTGAGTGTGTATTTTAACTCTGCGGTACTACCAGTGTTGGTTGAAGTGTACTTTACTGAAACTATTGACCCTGTTTGAGTAATACTAAAAATTATACCAGTGATGGCACTTTCATTGTATTCATCGCTATAAGTCAGTGCGGTTCCGCTTGAATCAGTTGCTACTGAAATTGTACCGTATCTATGTGCTCCTGCACGGCTGACCAAATAATTTATGTTAAAAGCACCAATGGTAGATATGTCAACAGTAAAAATAGTAACAGACGATCCTTGATTATTGAGCAGTGTAGTGGTTTGCCCAGTACCCATTACAGATCTGCCCAATGCTAGTTGTGTAGAATTTGTAAAAGCAATGCTGGTAGTAGTTCCAATGTCAATTCTTGGTACTGTAAGTGCATTTGCATCTGTGCGTTCAAACATATCACCGACGCTGATGTTGTTCGATGATCCAAATACAATTATTGGTGTTTGGGGGCTTGCTGGACCGGCAAAGTAATTGCCCACATCATAAAAAATATTATACGCAGATGCATTTAACTCAGCCGTATCAATGTTTATGCCCACAGAATAAATGTTGTCAAAGAAACAATTTGTAATTCTAAATCCAGTTATGGTTTCGGGAGATACACCTGTCCCTAGTACAATGCCTTGATATAGCGTATCAAACTTTGATTGATTTATTGAAATTCCACTAACCTGATTATTGGTGTTAACTGCATATGACGTCCCGCTAAAATTACAATTATTAAATTGAATTTCAGATGTTGTTAATGTAGGGGTGCTGTCAAAATGTACGCCGGCACTTCCTGCACCTGCTGTAGCTAGTCCTGCTTTTGTCAATGGTCCTGTAAAACTTACATTATTAAAGGTAACATTTGTTGCATCTTCGACCAATGCAATATTGTTGACTACACTGGTACTAAATCCTAGGTCGGTGATTGTGATAGACTGCGGCGTAGTGGCGCCTTGGTCGCCGATGTTGATCCCGGTTTGTTGAAGACTGTCGCTGGTACGCACAGTATAATCAGAACCATCTTGACGGATTACGCTGTTGTTGGCTCCTTCGCCATACAATGTTGCATAAGGTGGAACATTAATAGAACTGGTTACTTTGTATACACCAGCTGGGAAAAACAATGCACGGCGAATTTGTGGGTTCGTCTGAACACAATAAATCTGATACAATGCGTTATTAATAGCGTCAGTGTCGTCAGCAACTCCGTCGCCTACTGCTCCGAAATCTAGTACACTGGCCCATTGGTCCATCCATTGTTGCAAGCTCAACTGTATAGGTGCACCATCGGGATTTGTTTGTACTGTATAACCAGCTGCTTGACCTTTGTAGGTGTATGGCGTAATGACGTTGATGATATCGCTGAATTCTGTTAAAATTTCAGTGTTTCCGACCACTGGAGCACCTTCTTCTAAAGTACCGTTGCCAATGAATAATCTACGCTCATCGACACTCCAGCCGAATTCAGCACCAGCTAATGGATCTGGTAAGTCAACTTGAAGCCCTTTACGCTGGGTTATGCGTGAGATTTGAACGATAGCCAATTTAGTAGTCCTTGATATCTATATCGTGTATTTAGTTGGCTAGATAGTATAGCTCTAACCTACGCCACCACTGATCTGACCAATAATCAAAGTCTTTTGACTCTAATACAAACTCTTGATATACAGGAATTCCGTCTTCTCCAGGTTTTACACACATTAAAACCACGCCTTTGCGTATATTTGTACCATAAACTTCATTGTGTGCTAGTGCATAGGCTGTAAGCTGAAGATAGTAATCTTGGATCCACTCTTGTTTTTTAGGCTTGTTAGTTTGCTTGTAATCAAGTATGCTTTCTTCGCCTAAGTGTATGCCTACTCCGTCTGTGGTCCCAGCATATAAACTAGGAAAATATAAAGGTATTTCTACTCCCCATATTTCGCTGACATTTTTCAACCCTTGATCAATTACACAATGAGCCATTTTATGGCTGTCCCATCCATAAGGATTACTACCACGCTCGGGCATTGCACCTTCTTTGATGTAACGTTCAAGATACGTGTGCATACGTGTTCCACGATTAGCAGCTTCCGTAGTAATGGCTTGAGCACGATCTACTCCTACTCGTTTGCGCCATTCGTTTAATGCACGTTTGTTTTCTTCAGGTTTTGTTTTTTCTAATACAGTAGTAACGGAAACTAGATTTTCTCCTTCGGGTGTTAGATAAACTCTTTTTCCATCCCGTGTTCCCCGAGTCATTGGTTTATATTCAAATTTATTTGTTATCACTTAATTTCTTTGCCTTATATTCGGTTGTGTTTAATTTGTTTGCGGCTTCTTTAATAGATTGATAGATTACTCCATTGATTGTAATAGTTTTACAATTAGGAGGTTTTAACTTACTTTTTTTTTCTCTTATTTCTTTAGCCTTTTCTATACCAAATATTTCTTCGTTTGTCTTGCCTATTCGCCAGGCTTTGTTTATTTTAGCAGAATCACTTTGTTTTTTGCGAGTTTCATCATCTACTACTTTACCAGAATGTGTTTTTCTTGACGACTCTCTCATTTTATCAGTCACCACCCTTGTGCCATTGTTATATGCTTTCTTCAATGAATTTGCTCGTTTATCTTTTTCTTCTTGAGACTGAATACGCCCTTTATTCAAAGTATTACCTAGCATTCTTTCTCTATAGATTTGTTTTCTTTCTTCAGAGTATTCATCATGCGGTGGTCGATTGTCTTTGCATAAATTAGTTAATATTCCATTAGGATCGTAACGCTTCCTGCCATATTTTACAATTAACTCTTCTTCAAAATCATACGCCGCCTTTTCATCGTTAGACCAAAATACATATTCGATCGTTGG